TTGATGTCGTGAATCTTCACGAAATAGTGATACTCTATGCCGCAGGTGATGTTGGATCCATTGTCGTCGAATACGTAGTCACCGACACCCTGTGGAGTCGTTGGGTCGTGCGCGAGCATTGTATCCACATGACCCAAGCCAACTACCGGTGACCTCCAGATCTGTACGTTCGACAGGTTGTGGAGAACGTCGACCGTGACCCTGATCCCGTCCGGGATCGGCTGAAGTGTGACCGATACAGGCGGAGCACACCATGTCCTGGCCGAAGTTTCAGTCGAGCTGGCTGAATACGTGCCGTTTCGGTAGTGCTGAAGCTGATAAAAGTAGGTCACAACCTCTGTAAGACCGGTCTTGTCGTTGTAAGTCGTGCCGTAGTCACTGTCCAGAGTCGCGATCAGAGTCGTGTCGTCTGGAGTGAACGTGGGACTCGTGGACCTGTGAATCATCGTCTGGGTCTCGGTCGCGGTGTCGCCAGGATCCCACTTGATCTGGATGAACTTGTCGCTGTACGCAGTAGCAACCACGTTCTGTGGCTTGTCACGTGGGCCCGGGGCAGCTGCGATATCGCGAGCGGTGATGGTCGACAAGACCGCTACTTGGAGAGCGAATGGGTCTCCGGTCACGTTCCCCGCCAACCAGCTACCCTCAGCCCATCTCTTCTTCTCTACGTCGTAGGCCAGGTAGGTGGTGGGCCAGAGATCAGTGGAATCCTTGTCCGCTAGTGGCTCGACCAACGAGAAGTAGACTACACCATCGTCTGGTGAGTAAGCCGCTGACACGTTGTCAGTTGCGCCCAGATCGATCACGTGCTGCTTGATGTCCTCCCCGATCGACATGACCTGTGTACCGTCAGTGGCGAAAGGCCCGTCATGGCTCCAGAACAGGCACATCCCACCAGCCCCAGCCTGGACCGCAGCGTTGGGTCCGACACAGCCGATCTGGTCAGAGACCTGCTTAGCGGCCCAAGAGTCCTGTCCATATCCGAACAGTGCGTGAGCCGACCCGGCCTGGAAAACCATCATATTCCCTGTGGCGAAGGAGAGAGCCTTAATCTTGTCTCCCCTCCTGCCGAGGTTCCGGTACCCGAAGCTGAACCACTCCTTAGAGGCTGGTGTGTTGTCTTCGAAGTCCACACCACCGGCTGGGTCGATGTTCGGGATCAAGCCAGGTTGACTGAACCGGAGCATCTCTGGTCTGAAATCGCCGGTACCGCCGTAGAAGCCCGTACCCCAGAGGTGGAACTGGTAGGGGATCATCAACGAGAAATAGACGTCCTCAGCTGTAGGAACAGGAAGAGGATCAGCATCGAAGTCTACCTTGAGAATAGAGGTTGCCTCAGGTGAAGTAACCTGGAAGATCTTGGTTGGCTCAACTTGGTTGTAGTCGGCGATGTAGATCCGGTCCTTCGGCTCATCCTCGAGACCACCAGAGAAGGGAGTCATGCGAATAAGGGGTTTGGAGGTCACGCCTGTGTGGATCACGCCCTTGACGGAGGGGGTGCCCCAGTCCGCTGTCGGGCCGGGCCAGTCCATATTGTAGAGTGTGACCTCGTCAGACCCGTCCCAGCCCAGGATCCACACCTTGTCCCTGTAGGCCTTGATATCGAGGATCTGACTGTCACTTCCAATCGTAGCGATCTCCTTCACGGGGGCACGGAGTCCGAACCGCCCGCGAAAGAGCGCGAAATTGTGAAGACGGACGAAATCTCCAGGATCCGGTTGTGCTTTCGAATCCTGGAGACCGCCAGCGAGAGCGACCACGAACCTCTGAAGAGGAGGCACGCTTACCTCCTATCAGGTTAACCCATGACTCTCGGTGCGCCAGGCTGCACTCCGCCACCTGCCGGAGGACGAGTGCCCGTAGCTGCCGCGACCGCGATAAGAGGCCGTGTGGCTCCGTGATCGTAGACCGAGACGTGATCAATAAAGGTCGCGACGAGAGAGTTGTACTCAGCGTCGAGAACCTGGACGTCACCCGGCCTGTTGTCGCGCAGTGCGAGCAGACGGGCCAACGGTACGACTACCAGATCTGCCCACTCTTCGGGAATTGTGAGAACCGCTGCCGTGGTTGAGACCACCGCTGGCATCTCGGAGTAGTAGGCTGTGACACTCTCGACGAAGTCCGTCCTATCCGCGCCCAGCTCGTCACCGTACCCGTACAGCTGCTGTCCACGCACGTACGCGCGAGGAGTAACCTGCAGCTCGGGGAACCGGAACGACACGAGATTGAGCTTGTCCCCTACTTCCGGAGTCGGAGTTCCGACAATGGTCGCCACGTGTACAGCCGTAAGAGCGAATACATCACCAGGAGACGTGGTAAGATCCCACGATTCGGTGTTGTCAGCTCTGGTGGCGGTATCTCCCTCAGCTCCGAAGTATTCCGGGTTGTATTTCGCACCCATCGCGTATACGGCTCGCTCATAGGACGTCAAGTACCCGAGCATCTGCGCAGTCGGGACCAAGTCCGGGTTGTTCAGAGCGGACCGCTGGATCGCTCGGTTAATTGCATCCTGAGCAGTCATTAGTAGATCCTTGAGTCAAAGTAATCATTGTAAAATGTATCCACAGTCGCCTGATTTGGTGTGTGGATTCTTGCTTGCTTGTACAGCTGCATCATGAAGGTTTTGTAGTAGAGCTGCTCTCTCTGGGCGAACGACTGAACTTGAGCAGGATCCCCGCCAAGCATCTGTAAAATCAGTCCAGCAGTAGACTGGACGAGATAATTAGCCGCGAAATCTGGTGCCTGTAGCTCATCTTCAAGAGCTTCCAGGCGGGTCGGGAGGGGGATGTAACGGTACATGATTCTGTCGCCGTCCCGGAAGAATGACCTGTCCGTACTCGTGGACCAATTCTCCCCGAGCGGGTCAACCGGAATCAATGTTCGGTATGGACCGATCCCCTGCGCAATCATACACGCGGGGTGGCGACTCGGGTTGAGGAAATCAACCTCCATCACCACATGTATCTCCCAGACCCCGTCCTGGCTATCTACGTACTTGAAATCTGTATAACCCAATGCCGGATCCAGGTCGTATCCTACCTGGTTCAAGGCAGAGCTGGTTGTAATTTCAACGCCTGCAGTAGAGGCCAGGCTCGGCATGATCTGGTTCACGGTCTCGATGAGATCGTTGTCCAGGTTAGAGAGGTGTGCCATGAGCTGAGTAGGGGAGACACCAGCCGTGAAGCCGGTGGGACTCGCCATCAACTTGGCTTGATCAATCAGATCACCCGCTCTTAGGGCCATCGATCATCTCGTAGAAATCTCTCCAGCTCTCAGAGCTTTCCTTACGCTCCTGATGAGTGGAGTTGAAGTGACGAGCCATCAATCCAGCTGTCTTGAACTTAGTGTCAGGGCAAATGGTGCACTTCCACAACTTCTTTACCTTGATCCCGGGAAGATCCACTCCAGATGGAGTCTTGATCTCCTTCGGCGGTCCTTCATGCCCGATCATTACCTCAACCAGGCCGGACCGCATGTCGTCACCTTCGCCAGTCGTGTGGAACTCATAAAGAGGCACAGCTACCTCCACGATTCTTTAGCACGTCAATCACCGCGGGTTGCGGCACTTACCATCGTCTTGCCCCAGTTCCTCCAGTGAGAGCCGACTCCGCCAGCTAAATCCTTTAGAGCCGAGAACTCCGCCGCCTTTTTTGCTTCGTGCGGCCTCTCCAGCCTCTCACCGTAGTGGTCCTTACTCGACCAGGTGTCAGCCAGATATGCTGCCTGGAAAAATCTCTGGTCCAACGGAAGAAATGCATCATCGGGGTACTCCCATGTTTGAAGAAACCGCCACCAGGAACCATCCTCGTACCGGTCCTTCTTCCCCAGATCTTCCTTTCGGGTTAGTTGGTTCTCCACGAGCTCGATCCAGATTTCCCACCTGGGGTCAAACTTTCGTGGTCCGGTCCTGCGTGCTACGGGATTCCAGCGGACTTTGATTCGCGGGCTCCCGTGCGCACGATTGTAGTCATCGAGTTGAGCCTGAAAGTCTCTATCGACCTCCCGGCCACCTTCATGATGAATTTGAATTTTCATCAGTACATAGGCTCTTCTTCAGGTGGTAGCATCCCGCCTCCGCCCATGGCTGCTTGAATCGGTGATCCGCCTGGTCCCATCGGTGGCATTCCTCCGCCGCCCATCGGGGGCATCCCGCCACCCATCATCTCCGGTGGCATTCCACCCATACCTCCGCCCATACCTGGAGGCGGGGGAGTGGGGGGCATAGCCCCCGCACCCCCTCCACCTGTCAGTAGAGCAAGAAGCATGAGAAGTTTTTCCGGGCTAAGCTGCCCTGACGTGAGCTGGGAGAGGATGTCTTCCAGACCACCCCCTTCTGACCCGGGCATGACCCCTCCCTGGGGAATCCCGAGGGATGCACCGGCCTGAGCCAGGCTATCCAATCCAGCCATGTCTACCTCCCTAATCGATCAGTTGGAACTGGAGATACACTTCGACAGCCTCTGGAGAGGTTGCCGTACCACCAGTTTCGTTGAAGCTGATTTCGACGCGATCACCTGCAGCGATATTTCGATCAGCTGACGTCAGCGACGGTGTGAAATACGCCACCGTAGCCGCGGCCAGTGTCTTGATATCCAGCGCGGCCGAGAGCACCTGAGTGCCTACCTCGACCTGTGCTGTATACGAAGTGGCGGCAGTCGCATCGACTGACTGTATGTATGACCCACCCACAAACCGCATGGCCCGGGGGGCATAGAAAAGGTAAGCGACGGCGTCGGCATCAGTGCTCTCCGTGAACAGAAACGGTCCACACAGGACCACGGGAGCCGCAATGCTCGGATGTACGAGCCTGCTGTGCAGTTCCTTAGGGCTGTTAATCATCTTTCGCCCCCTTACTCAGTCAGGCCGTAAATGGTGCCCTGAGTCGCCGGATAAAGGCAGATCAGATTCCGGTAGGTCCTCATGACCGCCGTGAACAGATCGCTCGTGATCGCGAAGTGCAGGACAGTTCCACCCTGACCTGGGATCCACTCGGTGTCCTTGGACATCACGTGGTACCAGTAACTGGTGTTGACCACTCCGATGTGCTCCTGGGGCCAGAAACGCTCCACGAGGATCGGCTTGTCGTCGAACGACAGGGTGTTGTCATCCATACCACCGGGCAGATTCATCGGCATGTACCGAATCTGAGCCTGGAAAAGGTTGTAGATGTTCCGGCGCTGCTTGTAGTTCATCGTGAAGAACTCCGGATCCTTACCCGTGAGCTCATTCATGGTGTCGAGCGTGTCGCGCAGGATGTCGAACGAGATGTCGGCCGCAGCGCCACCACCAGAAGCGTCAACCATGACACCCTGCCAGTTGGGCTGACCTGTCCGAGAGATTCCCAGATAGGAGCCAGAAGGCTGAACTGCAGCTTCCCAGCCCTGGATCTCGTTGTTGTAGTTCCCTGTACGTGTCAGGAAGTCGCCATCGGCGGCACTCGCCCCCACGTCCGCGGTCGTAAAGTCCAGCGTGGTGCCGGTAGCGGAGTGAACGACCGAAGAAATCTCGCCATCGCTCATATGCTTCGTGGCAGGCGGTGCCACGGTATCCAGAATGTCCACCGGCATGTTCGGCCGCAGGATATTCCGCACCGGGCGGGTCGTCTTGTACCGCGTGATCCCGAACGCACTGTCCACGACCACTGTGTTGGTGTCGGTGTTGGACTGGATAAGAGCGATCTTACCAGTTCCGTCGCCGATGATCTGCCGAGCCATGTCCAGCTTTACGCCGTCAATGGTGTTCTGCAGGGTGAGTGCGAGAGCCTCTTCGAACGATCCCGGGTTGTCACGGGTCATCGCCATGGCGGGACCGGTGATCTGGAACAGAGCATAGAGGTATCGAGAGGTCACTTCGGCAAGCTGCGGCTCGTCTACCTTAGACTGACCGAACGTACCTTTTTCTGGGCGGGCGTACACGCCCTCATTGACGCCGAACTGAACCGGGAAGATCCCTTTACGACCGGTAAGAGTCAGCTGCTGCGTAATTTTCTCCGCGAAGGGAGTGGCGAGGTTAATCGCCTTACGGATAGCATCCTGAATCGGACGATCCTTTAGGATCTTATCAAGGCGGGCCAGATCAGCAGTTGTTGGTGTAGCTGCCATAATAAAGCCTCATAAGTCCAATGAATCACTGTAATTCGCGAAAATTGTTGATTACTCTGCTTCATCTTCCGGTAGCGCTCATTTCTTCCGTTAACGGTGCGCGAATCCGTTAGACCCGAACCTACGCCCAGGTAAGTACTTGTCAACGAAAAGGGGTCCCGGAGGACCCCTGTTCGACTTTACTTCTTCGTATTTCCTCTCTAGTCGTTTCCGATTCGTCTACTGGCTTGCTTCACCAGAGACAGGAATGGGTTTCGAGATGAGTGTGTGAGACCTGGTGACACTTCATCCTTGGGCACAATAGCTCCACGCGAGGGAGGAGTTCCCTGCCCCTGGACAGATTGAGTCGGAGCCTGCTGAACCTTTCTGACCTTAGCCGGTGCCGCGGCAACAGCAGTCTTCTGGCGGAGAGAAGCAACTACCATATCTACCTGCCTGGGATCGATGTCTCCGTTGTTTGCCTGGATCTGCATTGCGACGTAACGCTCTGCAACTTCACGATCTACACCGTGTTTGTCGGCGGCGACATGAGTGGCGTTCGTCACGACCTGGATCTTATTGGACATCTGTCGTTGCTGCCACACCTGCTGCTGTCGCTCGGCAGACGAGAGTTTGGCCTCAGCCTGTAACTCTCTGATTACCATGTTCTTATAGCGATCATCCTGCTGCATCTCTTCGTAAGCTGTCATAGCCTCCTGGAAAGCCTCAGGCTTCGTGATCGCCATGGTCAGGAGGACTTTCTGGGGATCCTGCTCGAGCCGCTGGGCGAACTGCTGCATCTCCGCCTGGGCCATCTGCATCTGGTTCATCTTGTTCTGGTACACGTTGACTGCGATCATGGCCTCGTCAGCGAGACGATCGTAAGCACCGTGCAGCTCTTCCGGGAGATCTCCCTTACGGATACCGAAGTCGATGCCCACCTCTGCGAGACGGAGGAAGGTCTCGTCCATCGAAGTGGGTTCTACCGGCTCGGGCTCGATAACCTCTTCCTCCGCCTCGATTTCCTCTTCGCTCTGGTATTCTGGTGCTGGAGTCCAATCCTCTTCGAGCTCAAGTTGCTCGGGTGCGGTCTCCTCTACAGCAAAGTGCCCCGCCAGATCGTTGATCGTCTCTGCGGCCAGGTCCTCAGAGTTCACTCCACCTTCATTCGGGTCAGCCATTATCCTCTATCCCTTGTAGAACTTGTCGCGGAAGATCGCGATGCCATCATGAATGCGAACCTGTTCGAAGTTGAAGAACCATTCCCCGTCTACTTCCTTCCATACAGAGACGCCGAAACCCTGGTGCCAGTCCGGTCTGGACCGCCAGTGAGGGTTCAAGTCGCACAGGCATCCCATGTTCCACCCACTATCAGTACCACGCAAATCTCTAGATGTAAAGTTCTGAATGCGGTGTGAATGTCCGAAAACGACGCTCTTTCCGTACTGCTGGAGGTGGGCCGTGGTCGGGTATTTGTTCGCGCGGTAGCCGTGGATGCAGAGGAGTCGATCGTGCAGAAGGGTTCGATCACCCTCTAAATAGGAGTGGGACTCCCAACCGTTCTCGGAGAGCCCAAGCAGGTAGTCCAAGTTAAGGACGTCCCTGATCTTAGGGAGTCTCATCAAGGCCAGGGTCTTCATGTTCGTCTGCAAATCAGCCAAGAGCCGATCGAACCTATCCTCATGATTCCCATGGAGATAGACCCGTCGAGCACCTGGTTCTGCCAGTCCTATCATGATATCGAGATGGTCCAGGAGCATGTCCAACGACTCCTGCATGTCGATCTGGTGCATCTTCAGCTTGGTCTCGAGCGGTGGTCTGTGGGTAGAGATCTGCCACAGATCCAGCATATCACCCTGTGACATCAGGGTCGTCGGCCTTACCTCGGCTGTGATCTGGTACAGGATACTGACCGCTCTGGGGTCTTCGAAAGGGAAATGGACGTCAGACCAGTGAAGGGCAGCCTCGTCGTAGGACTGAAACTTCTTCTTAGGGAGCTCAGGTGGTGGTCTCTCTACCTTAGTGTAGTCGTAGACCGTCCTCCTCAGTTTGGGATGGAGTTCTGCCGGTGGCTCTAACCCAGTGAGTTCGTAGTACTTAAGGATGTCACCCTTGTGACCTTGTGCCCCCCAGCTTGTGAGATGCCGAGCTATTGTCGCTGAGTTGACACCATACTCATCAGCCAGAACACTAGCGTGCTCCCCACCAACACAGTACCTCTCGAGTATCTCTTCACGAACCCCATCCCAGTCCAACGCCGCGTCCCACGTCGTGGAACTCTTCATAGGCTACTTGTCTCCCGTTTTGCCCCCGGTATCTGTTTCCGGTACAGGAATCTCGGAAGCGATCGCCTCGGAGATGGAGCTGATCACCATCTCAGCGACCATCTTCTTGAGATCAGCCTGGAGTTCAGCTGTTTCGCGGACTTCTCGGAGTGCCTTCTCCATATCGATCATAGCCTGCTGTTCCTGATCCGCAGCCTGGTTCAGCATCTGGCTGGTTCCTTGTACATGCTGGACAAAGGCCTGTTGAGCTTGCTGCGGCCAGGACTTGAACTCCATCGACTTGAGGACCTTCTCGTGCTCGTCCAGGTGGGCACCGTGGTCCTGCCAGAACTGTGGCCCATCCCCACCACGACCCTCCTTGAAGGCCATGTTCTCATTCCTCGCTTCGATCACGTCTGGATCGAGAGATGGGATCGACCGGTCGATACCAGTCGCGTTCATGGCTGCTGAGAGCCTGTCCATATCCGGGGAACCGTCCTCATTCATGAACAGCATCTGACCAAACTGAGAGTCGAGTACAGAGTATACCGAATCACGGAGAGAGGCACGAGACCAAGGGTAGAGACTGACTTCGTCGACTCTGATCGTTGCTGAGACGTCTTTCAGGTCTATTGACCCTGTAAACTCGCGCCACTGATACATGCGGTCCTTGCCCTGGACAGCGATTACACGCGGCTCTGCGTAGAAAGCTGCCGCATAGCTGGCCATGAGTCTGCCGAGCTGCTCCCAGGAGGCCTTAGAGTTCATGATCGCGACGGCTGTCGGGCCCTCTTCAATCACCTCGGTGGGCCTGCGGAAGGCTCTAGAGGACTCTCCGGGAGCTGGAGAACCTCCCATCCCGCCTTTCTTGAACATGTAGCCACCGATAGCCATCATGTCGTTCTGGGCGTCTTGCATCGTCTTGAAGAAGGTATCCGGAGCCTGTCGAACCTCCATAAACTCCGGCTCACCGCCTGGATTGACCGCGAGCTCCTGGAATGGTTCGTCGTTGATGTCGCCGTAAGTCAGACCTCCACCGCTCTTCAGGAGGATCTTCGGCTTCACCTTGTTGTGCCACTCGAGGACCCGAGCAACGATCTCGTCGTAGAGTTTGTTTGAGAAGGTCAGGTCGTAGAGTGGACTGATCCCGATGTGCTCGTTTCCTGGGACTGGGATCCAGATGAATGGGACGATCGGCACCTCTCCGCCCGGGAGCGGCCACGGACCAGCGAGCAGCAGATCATTACCGCCAGCAACCCACCACAAACCATCCGGGTGGAGTGAAGAGCGTGGGATGTAGTGCTGGATCACGAGAGCCCGCTCGTCCTTCGACGGTGTCATCGTCGGTGTTTCAATGGTCTGCAGATTTGAGTCGAAGTCGTCGTAAGTCGAGGTGTAGTTGAGCTCTTCCGCCTTCTCGTTGTAGAGACTCTCAGCCTCTTCACGAGAGAGTAGAAGGCCGATCATCACGCCATGTGCCGGGATCGGCGAGTACCGAACGTACTGAGGACTGACAACCTCTACCCCGATCTCACCCTGGTCGAGCATGACCGGTTCCATACCCGGACTGGGTTCACCGGTCATCGGGTTGATAGCGATGAGCTGTCCGTCTGGGCCTGGTATCGCCAGCGGTATCATCTTCCCGGTGTTCGTATTCCAGTAGACCCTGAGGTAGGCTGTCCCGCACGAGAGCAGCCAAGCTGCGAGCTGGATCCGTTTCTGTGCGAGTTCGAGCTTGTCCCACAGATACATGTTCAGCTGTTCGATGATTTCCGCGGAGTCGATATCGGAGGGGTCAGGTGACGCTGGCATCGCGGAGTACCTGATCTCGGACTTGAGGAAGTCAGATAGGTAGTCAGCGTAAAACGCTAGCGTATAGTTGATTACGGGATATCTCTTCCACTCAGGAAGCTTATCCGGATCTACTGACTTCAGCGTGTTCCAATGCTGAGACCGCAGATACTCAAGAGAGCGCTTCCACCTCTCGATCCAGAAAGCGTACGTGTTATCGAGATCCCGCCAGGCGTCGAACGTGAACCGGGCGAAATCTTCTTTAGGCTCTTCTGGACCAGGGATCACATGTGGCATCAGTCTTCACGTATGAATGGGTGTAGATCAGGCTCAGGACGCTCCATCGGTTCGTGGATCACGAAGCCCTGCTTTTTCATTTCGATGATCGTCTTCATCAGAGGCCGCACATCGACGTAAAAGGTGAAGATACCTCCGATAGCGAAACCCACTGCCAGGCCGAAACCTAAGATCAGAAAGTCCATAAGTCACCCCTTCTCTCGCGTGCCTCTTGTCTGTCAATCTGTTGCCAGATCTGAACATCCCTCTCCGACATGCCCTTCATCCACGAATTATCCTTCTCCGTCTGAAAGCCTGTCGCCATGATCGAGCAGCCGTAGATCAAACAGTCGCACGCATCAGATCCATCTGCACTCTTCTTGTCAGGCTTGCCGGTGGACGCGTCCCACGTCAGCCTCGTCATCTCCCACAATAATCGGGACGAAGTCATTTGAACCTCACGGAGTTTCCAATGTGAGACCAAATCATCGAAGAACACAATCCGTGGGGCCCCGGAAACTCCCTTCAGACCTGTCAAAGTATGATACTCTCTGGTGTCGCTCGGTTCGAGTAGAGAATGAACTCTCAGGACCATCTTGTCCACTTGCTTCTGCATCGGCAAGGGGATAGCCCCGAATGGAGCCTTGATCCGACTGAAGTGCCAGTTGAGCTCAGCGATATCCTGCGGGTTAGCCGAGTCCACGTAGACAGGGAGCTGTTTCCCATCCCAATCCCTGCCGAGGATCCCCCACATCTTCTCCGCTCTAAGAGCGAGAGGCTCATCCTGGGAGAAGTATTCATCCGTCACGTAGTAGGTACCGTACTCATCCGCCGCGAAGAACAGAGCAGCGAATCGGTGGTACTGAGGGTCTACAGTCACCCACCGGTGGAAGTTGCTGGGGACATCGAACCTCTTGACCTGGTGGATCTCGGGGTCGTATGAGGTGAAAACGAGCCCTGACCTGGTGACGAACTGTCCGTATAGTCTTGCCGCGCGCACGAGGGGATCCGGGTACATCTCCTCCATCTTCTTGATGTCTTCCCGGGTGTACTGTGGGACGAGAGGGTTTCCGTCGGCATCGGCAATTGGCATGAAAATCACGTCAATATCCAGCCTGGTCCCGTTTTCCCACGGGATAAACAGGTCATCTCGGATCCAGGTCCAGTTCGCGGCTACCTCATCGACCGGAGTCAGGACCATCAGGATCCGACCCTCTCGATCGAACACACGGGCCAGCAGCTCCTCGAAGACTTCTTTCTTCTGTGCTTCATCCATCACGATCAGGTCGACAGAAGCACCCTGAAGTCGACGCTGTCGCATGTCTGAGGAGAGCATGTGGAGCTGGGAGCCGTTCTTGAAGTAGATCACGTTCTGCTGCTGGTCCCACTTCTTCACCTCCGGCATGGGCAGAAGCAGCTTCAGGACCGGGATGATCGCCCTCCGGAACATCGTCAGGGACGGCATCACGTACCACACGACGATCGGGAGCTGATGAGTGGGCATGCGGCCCCAGGTATCCCGATTCAGGCAGTAATACAACGCCTCCGCCACCCCACCCCACGTCTTACCGGTCCGGTTGCCCCCGAGCACGAGAGTGATCCGGTTCCGATCCTTGTGCATTCTGATCTGGAACTCGTGGGGGTGATAAACATGCTTTAGAGGATCGTCTGCCTTGCGTTTCTTGACCTCTTCCCGGAGTTGGGAGAGGGTCTTTGTGGGTGTATTCACTGCAGCTCTCGCCCCGAAGCGAGAAGGGCCCGACGGATCATCGAGCCTCGATTGGACTGGTGACGGGAGTATTCCTGGATCTTCTCGAGGATCGCGTCTCTGTTCGGGAACCCGTACAGGACATCGTAGTCACCAACCGACTGCGGAGTGTCCAGCTCATAGTCGAGCCACTGCCCAGCGACCTCCGGGTTTGTCATCTGGTTGATCTTCTGCATGATCCGGTATGCTTCGCCACCCTCTTCGGCTCTCCTCTCGATTCCACGGATAGGGAGATGGAATGTGGGATTGCCCTCTTTATCTGGTATCGTGGCTGCGACTTTAGCTTGCCAGATTGCTCTCCCGATCCAGTTCTTCCCTTCGTAATCTTGGGCGTGCGAGCCCTCATGCGCCAGATACCGCATGTTATGAGGCTGTCCGGGAGCAATCTCGATATCACCGCTGAGCGTGTTGAACCCACCGTACTGGCTGCCCGGCTGTTCACGCTCGGTGATCGGCGCGTCGAACCCGAGGATTGCCCTCATCCGGGCGATCTGTGCCCTCTTCTTCGGATCATCCTGGGGCATTATTTACCCCGATCCTTCTTACCCCACTCCGACACCCGCTCCCGCATCACATCGTTCGGAAAGTCCCGGATGAAGAGACCAGCGCTAGGGTGGTCTGGGCTCTGTCTGCCGAGAAGGATCCTCGCCCACTCTTCGTATGGTATAGAATAGTTCAGCTCGAACTCGTGCCGTGTACCCGGCATACCAGTATACTTACCAGACGGACGGGGAGCACTGCTGCTCTCCAGTGCCCTTCTGATAGTTCCGGATGTGTCGTATACAGGCTCTTTCGGCTCAAGAGCTCTTTTCAGCAGGTCCGAATTCAGCAGTAACTGCATCCAGTCAGGCATGAT